TAATCGTGACTGACTACGAACTACCAGCTTAGATGTCATCTACATTGATGTCCTCTTCATCTTCCGTGTTCTCAAGATCAAACTCAAATCCACCATCTACGAGAGCGATATCAGACTTAAGAGTATCCTTATCAACATTTGTAATGTCAAGAATACGAGGATCTAACTGAGTCTCGCGGCGAAGGCTATCAAGATCTTCCTGAGAGAGGACTGCCATAATTTCAAACTCTGCAGATCCACCGATTCCAGAGTCTGCGATGGCAATAATCGAACCGATATCGATCCATACACTACGTTTACCCTTTCCACGAAAGCTTCCACGGATAACCGCTTGCACAGTCTGTGGATGCTTTTTTGAATCAATATAGAATACTTCCATGCGTCCATTACCCAATCGACCGATGACACGAGCAATATAGACATCTTCAGCCTTACCCTCTTTGCGAAGATCATCTAGGTATGCGTTAATGAAACGAGAGTTCTTGGACTGCACACCTGACACGCGCTTGGAAGCTTTTGCACCTGTGTTCTTTTGAGGAGGCATCTTGATTGACTTGACTGAAATTTAATTGGACAATATTACTCACTTACAATCAATTCAGTTAATACGAACGAATCCGTTTTCAACGAGGATGCATAACACAAATCTTACCTTTCTTATTAAAGAATACCCAAGCTGCCTGCCATTCAACACAAGACTCTTCATCAATTAGATTGATTGTATTCTCAGTTATAAGACGACATAGTCCTACTACCGTATTGCGGTGATCGACAGAAAGCTGCTCAAAACACTCGTTGTTCCATTCAATAAACTGCGCATATGTCATTCCCTGATAGAATGGTTCATCTTCATTAAAATACTGCATACGTTCATACGTACACTTATCAATTTGACACTTTTGAAACATTGCAATAGGCTCCATTGTTGAGATCTAAGATCAAGATGCTATACAATCCGTTTTAAATAAAGTGAATTACCAGTTGGTATCTCAATTTATTTTGTTTTATTTTTAATTATTAACTACCATCTACGTCTTCCGCCAAGTAGAGGAGGAGGTATTACAGGAGCAGTAATTCCGGACCATGCCCAGTATGCTAAGCCGCCTCCAATCGCAGTAGTAATTCCATTTACAATCCATCCAGACTGGTTTCCAGCCATAATAATATTATAGATGGATGATCCAACTAGGTATAGTGCAACTAATAATACTAAATAGTGGTACCACATTTATCATTATCGTTGATTTTGTTTTGAGTATTCTTGTCCACCACTAGTTTTGTGAAACTAGAAACTTTACGCGACAACCGCGGGCTTCACGAAGTGAACCTTGAGGAAGCTCTGAAGGTTGAGGTACGTCACCTCCTGACCATCCTTCACGCGGAGGAGCTTGCCAAGCTTCGTGTCAGGGATGATGCGGCGCTTGAAGTTAGGGTCAAAGCAGTTGTGCGTCTTAACATACGTCGAGACAAACTTCGTGACATCCGTCTGGCTGCGCTGGCTCTTTGCGGGGAGACCCATGAAAGAGCAGAGCTCATCCGTAAGTGGGCGCATCTTAAGGAAGGCATTATTGGCGCGGCGAGCATCCCACGCAGCCTTCTCCTCGGGAGAAAGCGTGGCCGGATCAACCTTGCGACGCTTCTTGGAGTCACGAGCATCACGCTTGATCGCCTTGACAGCCTCCTGCGCATCGTGAACCGCCGCACGAACACGAGACGTTAGCTCTGAGCTAAGCGTCTTGAGCGTCTCCTGAAGCGCTGAGAGGATCTCAGGCGCCGTGCGCGTCTCGGCGGGAGCCGCATCACCGGTGGCAGGAGCAACTACAGGTACCGTTACCTCTGACTTGGCGGCCGCCTTACGGGGCGCCTTGGCAGCGGCGGGGGCAGCGGGTGCGGGTGCGGGGGCGGCAGGCGCCTCAACGGGCTTCTTGGCGGTCTTCTTATCGGCAGGCATCGTGTTTGAATTAACGGTGGACTTTGAGACAGGCATTTCTAACGCGTTGGTATACTACTATGTATCCTTACCTGTTTAAATCACAACTGCCCAACCAAAATAATTTTGCGTCTTAATTACAATGAAGCGTCAAGATTGGATTTTTTTGGGGATATGCCTCGTTATAATTTCACTTTTATACTTTTCTAATGTTCGTGAAGGGTTTGTTAGCGTAAATCCCCTACCAACTCAAGCTGATTTTGATAGCGCAAAGATGGACTCAACATACACAAAATTCGCAGGAACTTTGACACCAACAATGCAAAAGATACATGATTATATCCAGAATCTCCCCTGGTCTACTCCACCAGATTCTAGTATGATTGCACGAATGACTGCTTCATCTGGTATGGCTATTATGCCTATACCCCTAAGTCAAGTGACCGATATTATCAATGGATATTCTACAAAACCAACATTTGCAAAGGCACTAACTGACTTTAATAACTTACGACCTTCAAATATGAAGCTCCCCGATAGCACTCTTCAAAATTTAATTACAAACGGCAAGACGGATTTTAATAACTTTAGCCTTGAAAATACAGGACCAGCTTATGCGCTTTATAAATATATTTTTGGAGATGAGCCGTCTTCAACTCCGTCAACCCCAACAAGCTCTTCTTCACAACAACCATTAACAATGTATATTCCGCAACCATGCAGCCCATCCTTTAAAAGCATACCAGGTGGTGCCGTAGACATTAATTGTTTTAATTAAAGTCTATGTAAAGCACTCATAATTATAAAACAAACTCCATAATTATCTGAACAGTCGTTAAGTATGGTAACAAGAACTCGTCCAGTTAAATATATTAATCTTCTAGAATCAGCCTCAGTTGAAAATTCACCAATCAATCGCTTCATCCAAAAAACATATCTATGTCTTCTAGAGAGTTTAGAAGTATGCTCTGCCGCCCATGCATTAAGATCATTCCGGATTATTGTATTAAAAATTAACAGACGAGTCTCGTTGAGTGATGTAAAATATAGTGGAGATATATCAAAAAACCCATTTTCTGTTATTATCTGACACACATGAGTCCATGTTGATAATATAATCTCATCTATAGATCTCCTAGTAGAAACACTGTGCATATTGTCAAGATTTTTACGATGTCTTTTAATACAAATCTGTCTAAGACGACGACGCGTTTCTATTGTAAGAGGTTCTCGAGTATATGGATTCAGTGGTTCAACTTTTAGCATACAACTTTCAGATATACTTCTAACGTCAAACCAATAAACCTTACCTTTTTCTTCAAATGAAAAATAATCAAACGGATTAACACTATTCTTTTGGTCCATAGTTACTAGTTCTTCATCATTATGACATACACTTCTATTAAGAACACCTGGTCCTGCAATTTTTAACCAGTTTCTTACCAAATATCCTCTCCAATTTTTTTGTATTATAATAACTTTATCATCCAAATTATTTACGTCTTTCCACAAACGTAAATTCTTAACCTTAGCATGTTTACCACACAGAATCATACCCTTCAACGGCTTGCTGGTGCATTGATCGGTACTATTTTTGTTCTTACATGAAGCACACTTCATTTGTTATTACTAGATGTGGAAACCTTCGTTGAAAACGGATTTACGGTAACCAAACATAGTATATACCACAGCAACAATCAATCAAAATGAGCCGCCCAATTTCAATCCGCAATCTAGATGTCAACAAGGTCAGCTTTGTGCCTGGTCCTACTAAGCCCGGACGGAACCCTTCAATCAATCTAAAGTATGATGGTCAGAACATGCAGATTCTTGTACCCCGTCTTGCATTCCCTGGTGGTGTTATGGTCCGTACAGACGAGAAGTCTGGGACGACGACGTATACTCTGATGGGTACGCTTGCGGGATGTGATTCTTATGCAAAGGATCGTGCGCCAGATGGAACGGATATTCAGAAGTTCTACAACTTCTTGGTCGATCTGGAGGAGCGTATTATCGCCGCAGCTGTGGAGAACAGCGTTAAGTGGTTTGGTAAGAAGCGTTCTGAGGAGGGTATCCGTGAGGGATTCAATCGCATCGTCGGTACGTCGAAGGACAATATCGATGGCGAGTGGGTGCCCAACGGTAAGTACCCGCCTAGTTTCAAGACTAAGGTTCCGGTATATGATGGTCGTGTCTCTACGGAGATTGTCGACGGTTCTCGTAACCCAGTCTATGCAACCCCTGATACTCTGACGTCTATCTTTACGAAGGGTGTCGAGTGTAATCTCGTAGTCAGCGGCAGCATCTATGTGATTGCTGGCGGTGGCTTTGGTGTTACGTGGCGTCTTCAGACCGCTCAGGTATTTGCTCGCGCGCGGTTCGCGGCGGCTGATATCTTCAGCGCGGAGGACGATGAGGATGCTAGTGCTCCTGTAGCTGCATCTCTCCCGTTTGATGACTCTCAGCCTGCAGAGCTTGAGCGTCCTGCGACACCTGCAGAGCAGCCGACTTCTGCGGTTCCTCCTGTTGCTCCTGCTCGGAAGCGTCGGGTTGCAGCATAGTCTTCTCGTAGATTACAAAATCATCATCCAAAAACAAAATAGAAAATTGATTGAAATCTAAAATAGAAGCTACTGCCTGATGACAATTGTCATTAGCCATTAGAGATTTTTTGTTACATTTTTCACATGTGTATAAATCTGGTTTGTTTATCAGCATCTCCGGAGTGATTAATAGAACGCCACTATTCAAGGCTTGAACAGAGACCGTCTTGAAATCTGCATCAAGGCAATCTTGATATGCTTCGTTTGATAACTTTGACCAGAGGGTTGTGCTAGTAGATTTCCATGAACTATCCTGAAAAAGAGTAGCATATGGGTTATTATAGAACCAAAGTGATTTGAATAACACAGGATCATCTGCATCATGTTCAGCTAATCCTATTCTCTTTGAGTCGTCATCATACAACCAGTAAACATTAACGTTATGCTTTAGATAGTCCGGATCCACAGATCCACGATATACATCTCTACCGTCATATGACCATTGATCAGCATCAATATCTAAATCATGTTCTACTATGTCAGATGATATATTGGTATATACTAACCCTTTGCGAAGTAATGAAAACATTTAGTTAGTTATTACAGAATAAGTAACTAAATGCCACGCACTAGAAAAATAGATAAGGATGGAAATACATATGAAATTATAAGATTTATTGTAAGATGTGATTTATGCAATGATGCTATCGAGTCAACTTCAATAAATGAGTCTGTTACCTGTGTATGTAATAATCTTACCATACGAGGAGTACTAGAAGACATTAGATTTATATCTTGTCTACATGATCTCATTACAGATATATCTGAATGGAATTTAATCAAATGAGATCGTTACCTTAACATCATGTTTTGCGATTGATTTAGTAGCAGAGTTTGATAACTCATGACGCTTCTTACGAGGCATGCTTTCTTCCTTTTGTTCATGAAGACGTGCTTCCATATCAGCATGAACAGCTTCATGATGCCGCTCTAAATATTCAAGAATATCATCAGTGATTGCCCATTCAAAGAAGTTTAGCTGACCTACAGTCGTATTCATTTCATGAAATGCGATTCGCTTCCATCGACAAAATGGGTCGAACATCTTCTTGCTGTATGCTTTGAGATGAGACTTGTATGAGAGGTACACAATTACATGTTTTTGTGCGCGGCTCAAATATGCTACATTGTACTTCTTCGCATAATTTGTTACAAACCAGTCGATCAATCGGAGCGACAGCTGCGATGTTCCGTATATAATAGATTTCACTTTTTCGAGGTTCTGGGGGTTTGCATAGAACCGCTCTAGACGATATAATACCCATTGTTCTTGAGATTGAATTTGTTGTGTCATTAACTAACTTAAAAATGCTTGCATGTAAAACGGATTTCATTTACGGTAACAAATATATCTTATACAAAATGTATATTTTAACATTTGTACACCGAGCACACTCAAGTGGATATCAAAGTATGTGGACAAAAGGCTTTGATACAATCGATAATGTATCAAAGTATATTCAGGATGAATGGTATAACGATATATTTGATGATTGGAATGAAGATGATATGAATTGCAAGCAACCTACAAAAGATGAGTTTACTGCAAAAGAGTTAGAGCGCAAGTTAGGGAAAAGAAATCAGATCGAATTATTTGGTGCATATAGTGATTATTGTTGTCTCGTTCCAGATGAATTAATACTTAGCAAAGTATAAGGTATTCACATAAAACGAATACAATAATATAAGAGTACTTTTTACATAAATGGAACTTCGTGAAAAAGTCAAATCAATTATTTCTCAATACGGACAAAACGATCAACGAACAGATGCTTGGCATCTTAAGCGTGGAGAAATGCTGACAGCTTCCGAAATTTATAAGGCATTGCCAGATGCTACTCCGGCTCAAAAACATGAGATTATTATGGGTAAGCTATTACCTCGCGCTCGCACAGAAGGACCAGGTCCGCGAGCTCTTGTATGGGGAACACGATTTGAGCCTATTGCGAAAGAGATCTACTGTAAGTTTTCGGATTTTCCACTAGAAATTGTCGATACAACTTGTATTCCACATCCAACAGTATCATTTCTTGGTGCATCTCCAGATGGAATTATTCTAACAGATGGTATTCGGCATGGACGACTTGTTGAGTTCAAGTGTCCAATTTCTCGTACCTTTTCAGATGATACTCCTGTACCACATCCATATTATCACCAAATGCAACTCCAGATGGAATGCACTGGAATGGATCTATGTGAGTATATTGAGTTCCAGTTTAAGACACCATCGTATTCAGAATGGGTAGATTCTAAAGCAGAGTATAGGGGGTTTTATGCAGTAAGTGATGATGAGATGCAGGTAAAATATCGAGCCTTGACAGATATACGTGACCCCGCTACATGGCGTCGCGAAGTTCTCGAAACATGTGATGATTGGAATTTAGTATATTGGATACTTGACAAGCATCGTATGAAGCTAGTAGAACACGAAAAAGATTGGCTTGAGAAGAATCTCCCGAGTATCACTCAAGTCTGGAATACAATTGTAGAGCACCGAACAAATATGACTCTCCCTGAGAATCCCAAGGAAAAGACAGTTTTAACGATATAAAATTACTACATATAAATGCCGTTTGCACTAATTTTGATGATCAAAAATGAAGAAAAGATTCTAAAAAGATGTTTAGAATCAGTAGAAAATCTAGTTGATTATTTTTGTATAACAGATACCGGTTCTACAGATAAGTCAGTTGCAATTGCAGAAGATTTTCTACAAAGCCACAAAGGAAAAGTTTTTAAAGATGAGTGGAAAAACTTTGGTCACAATCGTAGCCTAAGTTTTTTAAATACACAAAAATATTTAAAGTCATTAAACTGTGATCTTAAGTCGATATATGGCCTGCTAATTGATGCAGATATGGTATTTATACAGGGAACACTACAGGAGCAGACTCTAGGTGCCATAGGGTATAAATTTATTCAAGCAAATGGAAATCTTGAATATTACAACACGAGACTAGTTCGAATGGATTTTTCTTGGAAATGTCTTGGAGTTACACATGAATATTGGGATGGAGAAACTGAGAGCATATCTAAAGATATTTGTTACATACAAGATCATAATGACGGAGGTTGTAAGAGCGATAAGTTTCAACGAGATGAAACTTTATTGCTAAAGGGACTAGAAGATGAACCAAATAATGTACGTTATATGTTTTATCTTGCTCAAACATACAAGTGTCTTTCTAGATGGGAAGACGCGATCGAAATGTATAAAAATCGTATAGCTGCAGGTGGATGGGTTGAAGAAATTTGGTATTCACATTATAGCATTGGAGATTGCTATCGTAACATGAAAAATATGCTTGAATATGAGAAGTGGATGGTATTAGCACATATGTATAGACCATGCAGAGCGGAAAGTATTTATAGTTTAGCTAAATACTTTCGTGAAATTGGAGAACACTATAAGTCATATCATTACATAAAACTTTGTCAGAACACTCCTTTTCCAAAAGATGATGTTTTATTTATCGAAACAAATGTCTATAGTGGACTTTTTGATTACGAAGCTTCAATTATAGAGTATTATATTCACAGAGATAAATGTCTAGAGCGGACAATTAAGTATATGTTAAAAATGTATGACTTCCAAGAGAATTGCGTTTCAAATCTAAAATTTGCAGTAGGCAGTATTAAGAATTCTAAGATTACAAAGTTAACTTTTCCAAATCTATTTGGCGATGACTATCGTCAATCTGCAATTTCAGTATCAAATTACCCAATGGCCAATGTAAGATATATAAATTATTGGATTGCCAATGGAGAATATCTCACAAAAAATGGTGCTCCTGTACAAACACATAACGCATACATAAATCTAGAGACAAATGAGGTAGTCTCAAAGATGGATGATTCATCAATTAAGTTAGAAAGATACGACACAAATATTAAAGGTCTTGAAGATATCAGACTATTTACAAGTGACGACAAACTTAGATTCACAGCAACATCTGTTCGTGAATATGAACAAGACGCTGTTCGAGTTGTGACAGGCGAATACTGTAGAAGCGGAAATTATGAAAATGTTAGAGTTTTTAAAACACCTTTGAACAGCTCATGTGAAAAGAACTGGTTACCAATTAATAATACTAATAAATTCATATATGGATGGCATCCATATACAATTATAGATAACGAAGGCAATGTATTAAATGTAGTAAACACTCCTCCGCTATTCAAATTATTTAGAGGTTCGGCTCCACCACTTGTTTTTAGAAATGAGGTATTAGTTCTTGTTCATTTTGTTGAATATTCAAAGCCACGCAAGTATTATCACTGCTTCGTAAAACTCTCGCGAGATTATAGTAAGTTAATTGCTGTCTCTCTGCCATTTTTCTTCAGAGAGAATGCAATTGAATATTGTATTTCTGTTGTCGAGAAGAACGATAGTTTAGCTTGCTTTGTAAGTCTTAATGACGCTGATCCTCATGAAATAGTAATTGAATATTCTGATCTAAAATGGATATCAATCTAAATGAAAATTAATTGTTTGCGTTAAATTTGAAAATGATGGACGTTGAAATACTAATTTCTTTTTAAAGAAAAATAAGTTAGTAAGTTTAGACCAATACCTATCGATACAATAATTATGATGATCTAATGTTACTGTCATCTTAAATAATCCTTCATCTGCTACCTCAATAACTTTATCAACTGTTTCCTTTTTAAGAAAATATGCAGATGATGTTGTACACGGTTGCTTTGTTATAGACAATAGTTCATCAAGCGGTAATCGTTCTCCCGTTTTACTTAACGATAAAAAACAAATATTATAATCATAGTTTGAATTAAAAAACTTATTTAACGATTCAGATACAAACTTAGAGTCATCGATAAATATAACATCATCTTCAAGTATTAAACAGTTCTTCTTTCCAGACTCTTTAAAATGTTTCATAACATCTACATGATTTTTGGTAGCCCCAACATAAGGAGGTAACTCATTTTTTTCTGCTTTATAATGATGTATTCTATGAAGTGGCGCTCTAACACTGCATAATGCAGTTAGTGTATCCGTAAATCTATCGGATCTTTCTTTTAAATTTAAAACATAAATTGTATCAATTGCCTCCCATGATGGGTCATACTCAACAATGTCATGCTTTAACTGAAAAAATAAAGAAACATGCCGATATATTTTTGATGTACATGGAAGAGCATGATGCCAGTCCGGATAATTTCCATACACAATAACTACTTCATCTTGAGTTGGTTCTCTTTGTGAATCAAATGTCGCTACAATTTTTTTTTCAAGAATTCCAAACATATAATTAGAGTTAGCATATGTGTGATGATCTAGTTCCGCAAATTCATACTGTGATAACCAATATTGGCACTTTGGAATATCTCTAAGATAATAGTTAGATGTATAACAAGAGTCATAAAATTTACTTCTTGAATGATAAGGTATGCTTAGCGGATTTAGTTTATCGGTAAGATGCTTTACAATCTTGAATTGGTCTTGTTGTCTAAGAAATATAACCTGATTAGCTATATCACCAATAAAATACTCAAATTTTGGCAAGTTATTCCAAATTACATTTCCAATAAAATCATATTGGTCAACTTGCGGTATATCTATTAGTTCCACATGTTCTCCTGCATACGCATGGTTATTGGTGTGGACTAATGAAAGTGGTTTAATAAGAGGATAAATTGTTTTACTTAAATACAATTCTTCAAACCCATAAACTAAATTATCGTTACTAGGAATTTCAATTTTTTCATAACATGGTATTTTCCATCCAAACATTCCGCCCATAATTAATGACTTATGCCAATAATGATCACGAATAATGTGATAAGATTTGTCCGATTTTAAAAAGCTTTGAATACACCATCTATCTCTCTCAGTTATTCTTGAATCTGCATCTCTTACAAAGCCAATTTCTGATTGAGATAAAGGTAAAAATCTATAGAGAGTATTGACAAGTCCTTCTCTAAAAGTTTCAATAACTTTAATATTTTTTCCTTGAAAAGTCCAACTGGGATCGCAGAAGCCTTTATAGATATAGATTTCAAAATCTGGGAAATATTCATTAATCATTTCAATATTTTCAAGAAGACCATCATAATAATTTCGTTCAGAACCATATATGCAAAAAGAGAATACTTTCATTTTAATATACTAGGTAAATTGAGATAAAATCATTAACTTTAATAATGGACATCATAGGTTCTAAAAAAGTACTTTCTTATTGCCTTTATGGAAATCAAAAGAAGTACTGTTTGGGCATGATTAAGAACTTAGAACAAATCAATAAGCTTTTACCAGATTTTAAAGTATGGATTTATATTGGCAATGATGTTCCACAAGAATATATAGATCAGTATAAAAGTTATAATAATGTTACACTAATCTATCATAATTTTACAGGAGGAAGACTAATGTCCTATCGTTATTTTGTATTAGAAAATAACTTTAATTTTGTATTTATTAGAGATGCAGATAGCCGTTTTGGAGAGCGTGATTTATGGTGTATAACACATTTTCTTAATTCAAAGTCTAAAGTGTTTACAATAAGAGATCATAAGTGGCATGGTAGAGAATTATTAGGAGGACAAACTGGATTTAAGAATTTTTCAATTCCGACAATTAGATCACTATATGATACATTTACAAAAAAACGCCCAAATATTGATCGTTACCAAAGCGATCAGGATTTTGTTATTGAGAATATTTTTTATAAACACAAACAAGATATAGTTGCGTATTCAGAATATCACAATTTTGGCGAAGGTTCAAACATGAAGATCCCGCTTTCAAGAAAGTCAAATGAAGACTTTTGTGGAAACGTTTATTTATTCGATAAAAATGATAATGAATATAGCGAGTTTACGATTCACGGTAGAAAATAATTATAATAAACATGATACTATAAAATCATTCATATCTTTATAAGTAGAATATGGTCGTAGACAATGATAGTCAGTATATTTTTGAGCCCGAATAGATTCTCCAAGTTTGTTAGGATTATTAAAAATCCAATAGTCATTTCGATCTAATCTATTGAATTTAGTTATTGAATCATTTAACGTTACCTTAGGGCCGCGCCATGCATTAAATTTCTTAAGAAGTATCTCTTGGTCGCTACTCCATCCTTTACCACCATGTTGACCATCATAATTAGTAGTATTATACCAAGATTGAAGAAGCGACTCTATAGTAGAATTTCCAAAGACACTTTGCCAGACTTTAGGAGTTGCAATATTATAACACATTGCAATTTCGGTAGGTAGACAGACATCACGATAAGTAACAAATGTATCATTTGAAATATTTTTGATAGCATCAGTATAGTATGATCTGTTCATAGGGAACATATCCATGTCTGTTATAAGAACTCCTTCATCTCGCTCAATATGTCTAGGGTATAACAACCGGATACATTGTGCCTGAAATGCGGTATGAATATTGGGGATCGGGTTAAATAATATTAGATTTTTCTCATATTCTTTTAAATGATCAGGAATCTGATCGGCTATTAAAACTATATTAACATCTGCATCCGGAAATAGAGTATTCCAAGCTTTAATAAAATTTGGAATAAATTCTAAGTATAGAGGATTTAGATCACTCGCTGTCAAAATAGTTCCTAGTTTCATTTTATTAATAATTTAGTATTTCATTGTTAAAACGATATTATTAATTCTATCAAAAAATGATAACATTTGTTATTAAAATTAACTGTTTAGACGCTAATATCTATAATATAAAAATGCAAACAGTTTTGTATTCTAATGATAACGGTAATACCTTTAAATTAAGCAACCATAGATTTTCTATTAATTTTAGAAATAGAACAAATCATGAAGTTATTTTTAGAAAAATAAACACTTACTTAATTTTGAATAAGATTATTACGAGAAATGTTATTGACTTAGGTTGCTGGATTGGAGATAATAGTATTCCTTGGGCAAAAAATATGCCTGAAAGTATTATTTATGCAATTGATCCTTCATATGAAAATTATAAGTACATTAATGATATGTGCATTTTAAATGATATTTCAAATGTTAAGATAATTCAAAAAGCTATTAGTGATAAGAATGAAATAGTAAGTACAAATGATGACTTACATCATTGTTCTTTCGTATATAATAACCCAGATAATAATGGTAAAACAAAGATTAATGCATATTCCTTAGATTATTTGTATTCTCAAAATGAGATAGATAACATTGGATATATTCACTTGGACGTAGAAGGAATGGAATTTAAAGTTATACTGGGTAGTGAAGTAATTATTAATAAATTCAGACCTATTGTAACATTTGAACAGCACTTAGAAATTGATAATTATCAAGAACTATCTAAGTATATGATTAATAAGGGTTACGTTGTGTTTATGATTAATGAAATTTTGCCAGGATGTAGACCAGATTGTAGAAATTTCATTGCATTTCCAAATGAAATATATAATGAAAATTTAGTTAAAGATATACATAGCTATATTAATATAGAAATTCTAGTGAGAATGCAGTAACTTATGCTGCATGTTTTAGTTCATACGCGGGACGATTTTATGTCACTTGTATTTTTATGAAATTATTAAATATAGAAAAGCTTTAATGCTTAAGCTGGCTGAAATGAATTAAACATATTAACACGGAATGGTGTTTCTAGTCCAGGTATAGCTTCTAGTTGAGGAGGCGTAGGAATCACATGGTTCGTCTGCTGAGCGTATGATGAATTAGCAGTTTCAGCAGTGCGTCTGACATTACCTTGTTCTAAAAACTCAGGAACAAAAGTCTCTTGAGTTTTTCTTGATGATAAGTACCAGACAAGCAAGAGTCCGGCAACTATAACGGCATATTCTAATCCTTTCATTTAATTGTAAGCATATAGAAAACGGAATCGGATTTTCATATCGTGTATGTAGTTAAACAATGGAAGAACGGGCTCTTTCAACTCTTAAAGTAATTCTAACCGAACGTGGAGTCGCCGGTGACAATTTTGAAGCAGTTTCATCCAATCTAGATGATACTAAGATGTATTCGTTCGCAGGTATTCTAATTGTATTCAGCACCAAGGCTCGTATCTCAGAGAAAGATCTAAATAGCTTTATTGAGTTTGCAAGTGAGAATAGCTATTCGAGTGGAACAATTATTGTGGGGTTATCTCGTCTCTCTGAAGCTGTTATTAATGCACTACGCAATCATGTGAATCAAAAGGATATCCCACTAGTCCAAGTGTTTGAAATTCGCCATCTTCAGCTACTATATGGCCACCATGTAAAGGTTCCAAAGCACCGCATTGTTGCTAGCAATGAAATGGAAGGAATACTTAAAGCTACTAATGCAAAAGATCCCTCTGTATTTCGTAAGATTGATTCACAGGATCCTATGGCTAAGTGGACAGGTGCTCGCCCAGGAGACGTTCTTGAAGTAACTGGTATGTGCGAAACTTCAGCAGAAAATAAGCGTTATCTATTTTGTATGGCGGATGTAACAAATGGATAGCCAATTTAATTCGCTCACGCAGAGTTATAGTACTAACTACGTACAATATAAAGTAACTGGTAATCCATCTTACCGAAATGGATATACAGCTGCTCAACAAGGACTTGATACTATTATTAATGGGTTAAAAGATGAAGTAAACTCTGGAAAGCAACAAATAGCTGCTTTTTACAAGTCAGGAGTTGAACAAAAAATTAAAAGTCTTGACTTAAAAAATCGTAAACTACAGCGAGGTATTCTTGCTGAAAAGGATGATATTATGGCTGCAAAGATTCGCGGAGAACAACCCACTCCCTCGCCGGCTCCTGTTCCAGTATCAACAAGTCAATATGTTGCTATGGGTGTATTAGGGGCTACCATGGTGGCGCTGATGGTCTTGTAGAGAATATAGCACTCAAGTTTTGAGACCATGTAGTTGTTAATACAAGATAAGCAACATACACTGAAAGGCTAACCAGTATTGCGATGTACACATAATACATGAATGTTGCATTATTTAAATT